CATTTGTTCCCCTTTTCTAAGCCACTATTGTGGCATTTGCCCAGTCTAAAGTCGGCGACACGCTTGCCCATGTTTCTGTCACTGGCACGTCATTCCAGCGCATTGCCTGCAATGAGTAAGCCAACGGCGACAAAAGCAATGTTACCGAAAGTTGATTGTACGAAGCTCTGAACGACCAGCCTTCGACAAAACCTTGGAATGTACCCGAATTCATGTTCAACGGCAGGTTTTGCAGGGCAATGGCTTCACCCATAAAAATGTTGAGCAACTTGTCACGATCGCCATTGTCAATTTCAGGGTTTGTTAAGTCAAAAGTAATTTCGCTAAAAATTGGCTGAGGGTTGGCACGCAATGCCAAATAAAATGCAGCTTGTGCCGTAGCGTCAGCTGCGTCGTGCAAGGTTGTCGTAATGATTTGACCAAGATTGCCGTAAATAGCAATGGACGCTGGATCGCTGTCTGATACGTCATTTTGACTGGTTATGCCGTATTTGATTGTAATTGCATTGCGTACGTCACCTACACGGGTGTCAATCCGTAAACCAGCTGCGCGGGCATGACGGGCATCGAAATCAACATAACCGTTAGCTGTAAGGTATTGTGTGCGGTGCGTTGAATCTGCATAACCAATGCGACCTTGTGCGTCTTCATACAAATAGCCAAGGCCAGATGTCGCCAAAGCTGTGACTAAAGAATAAACGTCAATTGGGTCGGCATTTCCTGGACGTGCCGACAAGTCGTAATTTCCTGGGCGATCGATTTCGCCTAAACCGTTGTTGTCAGCGTTTGCCCATGTAATTGTTGGATCATAGTTTGCCCAAGTTTCTGACCCAGCCACTTGCGCCCATGAATTAAACAAAACTGTGGAAAGCACTTCAAAGATTTGATCGCCGTCAAAATCGCGAGCAAGGGCAGATGTATAAATTACTTTTGGCAAACGTGCCAATGCGCCAACGGCTGTGATGTTGTAAGTCTGCGTGAACATGGTTGAACCTACGTCGCGCACTTCTAAACCAATGTCAACAACGTTGCCGCCAAAAATCGGCACAAAAGTCCCTGAGGTGTTTTTAATCAAAACGCTAATTGTTGAGTTTATTGATACTGGAATTGCGGTTTGGTTGACGTCGATCAACTGAATGTTGACGTACCCTGCCTGAGCCTGTTCGTAAATGTTTGTTCGACCGCTGCGAATAACAAGATTGGCTAAAACCGCGTCAGTGTATTCAACGCCGTCTAGCTCGACTAGCCAAACTGGATTCCACTGCGTCATGCTAGTTGCAGGTTATTTGCGCCACCTGTGCCGCGATAGAAGCTGTTGTTTAATGTGTCGACGATTGTGCGCGCTGTGCCCTCTTTATCAATTGCACCGTTGACAGTCACGTTAATAGTCGGTGCCGAAGCCGCCATGATTCCTGCAAGGGTATTGGTATTAACCCCTGACGTGCCAAAAGGGAAACCTCTAGTTGACGCAGCTTCAATGCCTGCGAGTGTTGTTGTGCCGCTTGTAAAATTATCAAATGCCCCAGCAATGTTTGTTATTGCTTCAGCGGCTTTTGCGGCAACTGTAGCCACTGACCCGCCACCTGTTACAAGGCCACTTGATGTTGTGGTGCCGCCACCTGTTACAAGGCCACTTGATGTTGTTGTAACCCCTGCACCACTAGGCGTACTTGAAACCATGCCAGTTGACATGCTGAAATTGCCAAGCGCGCCAGTTGTTGTTGAACCAGTCGATCCGCCGATTTTTGGAATTGGCTGAATGTCTGATCCCGGCTTAACTAGGTTTATGCCCCTGATTAGTAGATTTATGCCATCAATTGCTGTGTTAATTAATGGTTTGATTGCACCTAATACGTTGGCAATGACATTTAAAACGACGTCTGCGACTTTACCAATTGCTTTGAATGCGTCGCCAAGCACGCGGCCAATGACGGGTGCAGCAGCTTTAATGACATCAAAAAAAGCTTCAAATTCATCTTTGTTTTCAATAACCGTTTTTTTGATTCGGTCGAATGTATCTCTAAAAGCTTTAAAAATTGGTTCGACAATGTCTTTGATAATCTTAGCAACGTCACTGATTACTTTGCCAAAACCTGCACTGCCAGTAATACTAAAAGCATCGGTGAATGCGTTAATGGCCGGCAATGCGTTGTTGTTAATAAACCGCAAAAGTGTGTCAAGGATTGGAAGCAAGGCTGTACCGACAGCTTCTTTTGCTTCACCAAATGCAACTTGAACACGCGCAATTTTGCCTGCATAAGTGTCAGCGTTTCTAGCGGCTGCACCGCCAAACAATTCAGTTAAACGACCTTGTACTTGCTCGAACGACATTGTCTTTAACTCAGCTGTTGACAGACCAACGCCTAGTTTGCCAAGGGCAGCCGTATTTCCGTCGTATGCCTTACTCAGGCTGTTAGCAATTGCCTCGACTGGCTTGCCAGTTGCCGCGCTGACGTCAAGAGCAATTGCCAAGAGATCCTGCGCCTTTGTAATGTCGCCCGTCGATCTAACCAAACGACCTAATGCTGGACGTAGCTCGTCGTCAGCAACACCCGTCGCCAATGACATTTGCAGGATTGAATCTTCTGTTGCCTTGATCTGCGCCTGTGTTGCACCTGTTGCATTTTCTAAAGCCAAGGCCAATTGCGTTTGTGCTTTTTCGTCAGCAATTGCAGCCTTGACACCTTCAATGCCAATGGCAATTGCGGCAGCACCAGCGGCAGCCGCAGCCGCGGCAAATGCTTTGCCAATAGCAATGCCAGCCTTACCAACCTTGTCGCCAAATGTATCGACGTCGCCTGACGCCGTTTTCAGCGATTTGTTGAGTCCGTCAACGTCACCAAGAATCGAAAGTTTAAGGGTACGACTACCAGCCATTAGTTGTATTTCCTAACTATCGTTGAAAACGCTTCTTCCCACTTTTTTAAAATCTCAGGTTGTACGGCTCTCAATGTCGGATAGATAAACCAACCCCGTGTGCCACGACCTTCACGGCCTGACCACACTGGGAATTGCTTATAGCGGTTTGATCCAAACTCATAGCCGCCCCAAACTTGTTGAGTAGTGCCGCCACCACTCAATTTTTGACGTGCAAAGCCGTAGGAAATCTCACCGATTTTTGATGACTTTGAAACGGTTGCACCGCTGGCAATGATCGAAGCAACACGGTTGTTGGCTGATCCAGCCGTGCCAATAACTTTTTGTTTTACGTATTCTGCAAGCTCTGACGTTTTTTCTTTTGCTTGCTTTGTAGCTTCCTCGTCCATTGCTTTAAAAGATTTTACAATGGCACGCAATTCAGCCTTGTCGTAGCTGATTGCTTCAGTTGCCATTTGCTCGCCTCTCCAAAATCTCAATGACCGTCAAAATGTCTTCGGCGGTTTCAAATACGTCTGGTGGTAGCCCCGTGGCCAAGGCTACCTCCCAGACGATTCGACTTAGGCTTCCGACTGGGTAGCTTTTGGGTTTGCTTCACCAACGATCACTTCGGAAATTGTTTCCGTCCAAATGTCGATTGGCTTAACTGGCTTTCCCGCAGCTTCGCGTTTCATGGCGTTGTATGCCAAAAAGACTAGATCGGAAATGCCGATCTTTTCTTGCGCTTGTGCAATGGTGTTGCCTGTGTGCTTTTCCCATTTAACCCACTCAGGCGGTGCAGCCACGTAAGTGATCTGCGTGCCGTCGTTGTATTCAATTGTGATTGGTAACTTCATTTTTCCTCCCGATTATTTTTTAAGCAAAGTTTTCGGCTGGTGTGCCAATTACTGTGAATGACAACGATACTGTTTGTGCGTCAGGTGCGCTGCCTCCCACGCTTGGGAATGCTGGCAAAATCTGGAATGTGAATGTTGCACCGCTGGCAGCTGTCATGACTGTACTGATTCCTGTGTTTGGTGCTGATTCTGTTGCGTTCCAGAGACCTTCGCACAATGAACCTGTTGCGCCCCAGTCTGCGAGCATTTCGACGTCAAATGTAAATTGATCGTCAATGTGCTTGTACACCTTGCCGTCAAGTGTTTGGTAAGTCTCAATTGTTGGGCTGTTTGACAATACTGCGCTTGTCGCTTGGGCGTCGTAATTATTGCCACCAATAGTAAAGGTGACGTCGCGCCCAGTTATTACTGTTGTTGGCATTTTTACTCCTTAGATTGTCTGTGTGTAGTAAGTTGA